ACGGACCAGGATTCCTCGCCGTCGCCCCAGCCGACAATCTCAACTTCGATGCGGTCTCCCTGCACGTCCGCGCCAGCAGTCAGCAGGCACACACCCATCGGCACTTCCGCGCCAAACGGCTCGCGGCGCGAGTACAGCGCGTCGGCGTCAAGCGGCAGCGCCGCTTCGTCCTTCCAGCACTCGCCCCAGACGGTATTGACGAACACCTGAAGCGTCTCGCGGCTCTTGCGCGCCTCCAGGAATTCGGCAGCCAGCTCGCCCCAGGATGGCCAGCCCACGGGTGCGTACAGCGCGCTGATGTGATAGCCGCGCGTCTTGCCATCGCCGGCCGCTGTCGGGCGCCACTCGCCGCCAGCGAGCATTTCCGTCTTCTGCCAATGCTCGATCAGCGCCTCGCACGCCTCGCAGCGGTACCGCGCCGTCTCGGGCTTGTCTTTCTCCCAGACCACACCGGACCACACCAGCACCTGGTGGTGGCCGCAGCGCGGGCAGGGAACGAAATATCGCCGCTGGTCACTCGCCTTGTACAGCGCCTCGATCCGGCTCAACCCCTCTAGCGTCGGCGTGCTGACGGCCAGGATCTTCCGCTGCGATCCGAAGGCCACGGTGCGCTTTACCGCCAACTGGAACGGATCGCCTTCCTGGTCGGCGTCCGCCGGCCAGCCGTCAACCTCATCGCACAAGACATACTTCGCCGGCAGACTGCGCAGTCCCACCGCGCTGTTCGCGCCGGTCAGGATCAACACGCCGCCGGCGAATTCCTTCATGAGGATCGTGTTGCCGCTATCGCGCGAGCGCGGGTCTTTCACGCGCCCGCGAAGCACTGGCGTGCTCTCGATCAGCGAGTCCAGCCGCTGCTTACTGAACCGCTTTGCCATCTCCACAGACGGTTGCACCAACAGCGTCGGCGCCGGCGCGTGCGCCATCAGGTACCCGCAGACGTTCAACAGCACCTCTGTGCCGCCAACCTGCGCCGCCTTCATCAGCACCACCCGCTCGCACGGAGCCATCGGCGAGAGCGAATCCATGATCTCCCGCAGGTACGGCGTCCGGTCCGTGCGCCACGGGCCGGGCTCGGGCGAGGTATTGTCCAGCACGCGATTGGCATCGGCCCACTCGCTCACAGTGAGGCGCGGCGGCGGCAGCAGGGCTTCAAGCGCCTCGCACCAGACCGTGAACGCGCTACATTGCTGCGTCGGCATGAATCCCTCGTAGGCATTCTTCAAGCTCGTCGCGGAGGATGGCGCGCACCTCGGCCTCCGGCCGGTTCGCCAGGCGCGCCGCCAGCCGGTCGGGCAGGATCAAGATGCGATCCTTGAGCGCCGACAAGCCCTCGGCCCATGTCTTGCGCACCTCGGACGCCACCAGAAGCATTCCGGCCCGCTGCGCGGCTTCCATCTCGCGTAGGCGTGCGAGCGCCACTTCCTTTCGGCGCCGCGCCTCGGTCGTGCTGATCTTGGCCGCCTGATCGGCTTTGGACAACTTGGGCATCAGACGTTCTCCCGCAGGCTGAGCCAGCCACCCCCCGCCGGGTCCGTCATGACCTGGAACACCTTGTAGGTCGCGTCCCCGATTATCACTTCGTCGCCGGCCGCGGGCGGTTCAGCGAAGTCCGCCACGTTGACGAACAGGCGCGCGTAGACGCCATCGGCGCGGCGTTGCTCATCGGTCGCCCGCTCCACAATCGCCGCGACTTCGAACGGCTCGCCAGCCGCGGGCTGGTAGGTGACCGTCTGGCCGAACGTCGAAATACATTGCCGGTTGAGCGAAGAAAAGTCCATAGCACACCTCGAAAGAAGGGGCGCCAGCCAAGGAGGGTCAAAAAGCCAGCGCCCCAGGTTTGCCGCCGTGCGCGCGCCGCGCTCGCGCGGGAGGCGGCCCGCCGGGTAAGGAGCAGAACCCCGGCCCCTGCGCCGCGGGGAAAGGAGAAAAGCCCGCGGCGAGCTCTATGCCTGAATGCCGGTCCCCGAAAAATCGGGGCGGTTCGCGCATCATCGGAAATTCCGAAGATAGGTCGCCGCCCCAGCTTCGAAGTTCCGCTCTTCCGGCTTCAGGCCGGAAGCTCGTCCTACGCCGGTCCGGTCAGGCCATGCGTGCCCAGCTTGCAGTAGACCGTCGCGACGCCCGCGCCGGCCGCCTTGACGGCGACGCCCACAAGCGGTTTGCTGCCGGTTCCGGCGGTTTTCGTCAGGTTCGGTCCGGCCGCGTTGTAGTAGAGTTGGTCGCCCACGGCGATATCATCGGCCGCCACCTTAGGCAGCTCGTACACGCCGGTTGTGGCAAGCTCGACATTTACGCCGGCCGCCGCGGTCGTGCTCGCCACGCCGATCAGCGAACCAATCACGACCAACTGGCCCGACGTGACCCCGCCCACAGGCGCGGGGACGGTGATGTTGTTACCCGGTTGAATGTAGTTCTGCATGCTCAAAGTCCTCGTTTCGTTTGAATCGTGAAAAGCCTGTCCTGCGGAGATTGCAGCTTCGCAATCTCCGCGTCCACTCGGGCGAGCGCCGCCTCAAGCTCGGGCTGGGGGCGCCGCTTGACGCCCCGCTGCTCAAACTGCACATCTGGCGCACCCATCTCTGCGAGAATTTCTTCCCGCTTCGCCTGAAGCTCTGCCAGGGTCATGACTACGCTCCCGGGTTCTTGTAGGCGCCGCGATGGTCGATGGCCCCAGCCCCGACGTGCCAGACCACCCGCACCTCGGTCCCCAGGGTGTCGAATCCCTGCCGCGTCTCCACGCGCGGCCCCTCGTAGCCGGAAAGCTCGCTGTACTCGAACACCGGCGCGTCCGACGGCGAAGCGAACAGGTACCACGCGGCATCCTCACCCGCCTGGTCGAACTGCGGGATCACCACGGGGATCAGACCGCGCGCGGAAGTCTCGGCCTCGGTGGAACTGGTCGGGTACAGCGTGGCCAGCAGCTTGTCAACCGTGCCTTCCAGCGCGGCCGGAATCACGATGTAGCGCGGCGGCGCGTCAATCGGGTTTCCGCTCGCGTCGGTCTGAAGCCGCATCGCCAGCTTCCCGGCGCCGATGGTGGTATCGGACGGCACGGCGCCCGAGGCGGCCAGATTGTTGTGGTCGGCGTGGAAGACCGCCTTACCGTCGGCCAGCGTCGGATTCGACATGATGACGTTCGCCAGGAATCCGGCGAACCAGGCGCGGGCACCGCGGGTCATCTTCGCGGAGATATCGGCGAGCGCCTGCATGTCGTCGTTAACCAGGGCTTTGAAGCTGATGCCGAACGCCCGCGCGTAGGACTTGACCGAGTAGCTCGCCAGTTCTTTGTCGCTGATCGAACCCCAGGTGATCTCGCCATTCTCGCCGACTTCGGCCAGCGCCGGCCCGTCGCTGATCTCCATGATGTGCCGCGCGCGGAAGTCGGCCACGGTCGCGCGGCGGAACAGCTGCTCGACCGCGCTCGGCGTGCTCCGCAGCGTGAGCAGGCTCTTGTTGTACACCTCGGCCAAGACCGCGCTGAAGTCGCTGGTCGTGTGCAAGGCGCGGGTAAGCAGTTCGGCCGGGCTGCCCAAGGTGGACAGACCACGGTGCTCAAGGCAGCGCCGCGCGATATCGCTCACGCGGTAGTAGGCGAACTCGCGGCCGGCCTCGGGTTTGTGAGAAGGGTTCATCCGGCTGTACAGCCCGTCCGCCAGGCGCGCGACGAGATTGTCGCCGCCATTGTGGGTCACCACAGCGGGCGCCCGGTTGTCGATTGCGGGGGTGCTCTTCGCGGCCTCCGCAATAAGTGCGCGCCGCGCATCTTCCAGAGGCACGTTGCGCTGGATCAGGTCTTCCGCAAAGCTCGCGGCGATGTTCAAGCTCTCCGCCAACGTGCGGATTCGTTCGTGTTCGTTCATGTTCACCTCGCTTCGTACTCGCGCCCCCGCGTCTGCCGCGAGCGGCGTAAAACTGATTTCTTTGGGCGTCCAACGGGTCGCCGTTTTGATGCGCGTCCCATCGGCGCGCTTCTCCGTCTGCCAGGTCTGCACGGTGTAGCCCGCTGAGACCGAACGAATGATGCCCTGCTGCACGTCGCGAGCGATGCCCTGCACTTCGGGCCGCTCGCTGAACTGCACCGTCGCCACACCGCGCCTGCCGTCCACGCTGGCATCGGTCACGACACCCAGGACCGACCGCACGCTGCTGAACCGGTCGTGATTGTCGAGCACTGGCCCGCCGATCAACTGCGACAGGTCCACAGCCGCTGGGTCCATCGAAAGGCGCTCGATGTACGG